GCGGTCGAGGTCGGCTGGGGCTGATCGGGCTCATGGCTCTCAAGACAAACACCACGCTCCTGGCGCAGCTACCCCTGCGCCAGATCGGCGGCTCGCCTGGAACTTTCCGTTCCATGTGGGGGCGTGGCGACCGGATGAACCAGTCCGTGGGCGTGGGCATCCCGTCCAAGCTGGCGGGCATCCCCTCCGGGCACCTCGCGCCATCGTCGTGGGTGCTACCGTACAAGCCGGGGGCGATGTCGTCGTTCACCAATCTGGTGGTGACGGTCACGCCGGGTACGCTGAACCTCGCGGCGGGCGTCAACATCACGGGCAGCACGACGGTCACGATCACCGTCAATCCCGCTGATGGGCAACTCATTGTCTCGGCGTCAGGTTCGACGTCCATCACGTTCAATCTTGCGGGCAACTTGGCTGGTGCCCTGTCCGCATCTGGCAGCACGTCCTTCTCGTTCACGGTCAACAACGCCACGCTCGGCGCCATCGTCGACGCCGTGGGCGCCGCGCTCGTGCAGTTCTCAAACAGCGCCACGGTCAGGGCCACGGGCAACCTGTCGGGCGACATCACACCATTCACCGAACTGAGCCCGCAGTCCCTGTCAGCGGCGGTGTGGGAATCCCTCGCCAGCGCCTACAACGCGCCTGGCACGATGGGAGAGCTGCTGAACAGCGCGGGCGGCGGTGCCAGTCCGGCCACGATTGCCGCTGAGGTGTGGTCTACACCGCTTGAGACGCTGACGGCCGAGGAGATCATGCGCGTGCTTCTGGCGGCGCTGGCCGGTGCTCGATCTGGGCTCGGCTCGGGGACCGAGGAATACTTGGCGCAGGACGGCACCACGCCGCGCATCACGTTCAGCCCCGACGCGCAGGGCAACGGCACGCCGATCATCGATGCTACTTAGAAACCGGCTTCTCGGCGGTGCGCTGTTCGCAGGCCTGCTGTTCGGTGGCCAGCAGGTTCCTCCTGTTGAGGTGCAGGGCGGTGGCGGCAAGTCTGGCAAGTCCAAGCAGACGCGCCCGTTGTGGGTGGTTGAAGGCAGGATATTCGACAACCCTTGGGTGGCTCAGGAGTATCTGGCCACACTGCAGGCCGAGAAGGCTGCGGCAGATGCTCGGGCGCAGGCCGCCATTCGTAAGCCTGCACCGAAAACCAAGCCGCAAGCCGAGCCGAAGCGCCAGTTCTTGGTGCTGCAGCAAGAACGCATCGAAATTGACCTCGGTCGATTCTCGTACGCTGACGATCTAGCGCGAGATTCGATTGAGGCGCACATGAAACTGGCGCAAATTATCATTGACGAGCGTGATGCACAGATTGCAATGATCCTAGCGCTGGCAGTGCTAGACGATTAAGTCGGACATTCCGGCAACGGCAACCGCACGGCCGAAAACGTGCGAGTGTGAAAGAGAACCATGCCAGTAGAGATTGAAGTCACCCAGCCTGACGGCTCCAGCGAGACACCTGCACTCGACGAACTGGAGGCCCAGGATACGCGGGCAGCAGAGCCAGAGACGCCAGAACCAGCGGAAGACGCCGAAGGCGAACAGGAGCTCAAGATCACGCTCGGCGGCCAGACGCTGACCGAGCCTGAGCCAGAGGCCGAAAGGGCACCAGAGTGGGTGCGCGACCTGCGACGGTCTCACCGCGAGCTGCAGCGCAAGGTGCGCGAGTACGAGGTCCGCGAGCAGCAGACAACCCAGACCCAGAGCGCGGCCATTCCGGCGCTCGGCGCGAAGCCGAAGCTCGAAGACCACGACTATGACACCGACCGCTACGAGGCGGCGCTTGAGTCCTGGTACAAGCAGAAGGACGCCGTGGAGGTCGCCAAGCGCCAGCAGCAGCAGCAGGTCGAGGAGCAGCAGCGCACCTGGCAGGCCAAACTCGACGGCTACGCCAAGGCCAAGACCGAACTCAAGGTTCGTGACTACGATGACGCTGAGTCCACGGTGCAGGAGACGCTGAACGTGGTGCAGCAGGGCGTGGTGCTGCAGGGCGCGGAGAACCCGGCGCTGGTGGTCTACGCGCTGGGCAAGAACCCCAAGAAGGCCAAGGAACTGGCCGCCATCACTGACCCGGTGAAGTTCGCATTCGCCGTTGCAAAACTGGAGTCTCAGTTGAAAGTCACCTCTACCCGCAAGCCCCCGCCTCCCGAGCGTTCCGCGCCCGCCGGCAACGCGCCAATCTCCGGCACCACCGACAGCGTGCTGGAGCGCCTGCGCGTTGACGCCGAGCGCACGGGCGACATGACGAAGGTCATCGCCTATCGCCGCCAACAGCGAGAAAAGCAGTCTGCGCGCCGCTGATTGACACCGGGCCGGGTGTTCGTGGTACATTCGGCCCATCTGGTCTCGCCCACCTCACGGGCAGCGCACAAGACACGAGCGGCCGCCCGGCTCTGAATGGGTGAGTAGCAAAGCGCGGCGCAAGCCGTACCAAGTCACTCATCCATTTTGAGGAGCCACAAATGGCCAACAGTTTTTCCAAGGAAGAGCGCGTAGCGTTCGAGGACATCCTCGAAGGCTTCAACGACGCGCTTGTGCTGTCTCGCAACGTCTCCGTGTACCGCACCGACGGCACGATGATGGAGCGCACCAACAACGTGATCTGGCGCCCGCAGCCCTACATCGCGCAGTCCTACAACGGCATGGATCAGACGCTGAACTTCACCGAGTTCACGCAGTTGTCCGTTCCTTCCACGCTCGGCTTCCAGAAGTCGGTGCCTTGGATTATGGACGCGCTTGAGCTGCGCGACGCTCTGCAGGAAGGCCGCCTCGGCGACGCCGCCAAGCAGAAGCTGGCCTCTGACGTCAACCTCGCCGTCATGAACGTCGCCGCGAACCTGGGTTCGCTGGTGGTCCGCACCACGGCCTCGGCCGGCAGCTACGATGACGTGGCTGCGTGCGACACGATCATGAACGAGCAGGGCGTGCAGATGTTCGACCGCTACCTGGCGCTGTCGAGCCGCGACTACAACGGCATGGCCGGCAATCTGGCCGTGGCGACGCGCTCGTTCGGTAACCAGATCAGCGACGAGGCATATCGTCGCGGCTTCGTCGGCACTGTGGCTGGTTTCCAGACGTACAAGTTTGACTACGCCAACCGCATCCGTGGAGCCACTGGCGCCGATCCCACGATCGACACCCAGGCCGCAGCCGGCAACTACTGGGTGCCGGTGGCCACCAGCGTGGCCGCTACCGGCGAGTCCGCCAACGTGGACAACCGCTTCCAGACCGTGACGGTGAACTCGACTGCCAACCTGTTGGCCGGCGACGCGATCACCATCGACGGCGTGGTGGCTGTGCATCACATCACCAAGCAGTCCACTGGCGAACTCAAGACCTTCCGCGTGGTTCAGGTTCTGACCGGCACCACCTGCGTCATCACCCCGCCGATCATCTCGGCTCAGGGTGGCACGGACGCAGAACTGCAGTACCAGAACGTCATCGTCACGCCCAGCGCCGCCGCCACGGTGGACCGTCTGAACGTGGATGCCGCTCCGATCAACTGCTTCTGGCAGAAGGACGCGCTGGAACTCCTGCCGGGACGCTACGCAGTGCCTGCTGACGCTGGTGCCGCAGTCATGCGTGCCTCCACCGACCAGGGCATTGAGCTGGTAATGCAGAAGCAGTACGACGTCAACACCATGAAGACCAAGTACCGCCTCGACTGCCTGTTCGGCGTGGTGAACAAGCAGCCCGAGATGAGCGGCATCCTGCTCTTCGGGCAGACCCCCTGATGACGCACCGGGCCGGGTAATACCGGCCCGATTCGCAACAGCAATCCAAGGAGTTTTCCATCATGTCCAATTCAGTCATCGCGCTGCAGGGAACCGCAGAAGTTGTCGTTCCCGCGAACGAAAGCATCGCTCTTCAGAGCATCACCCAGACCCAAGTCTTCAAGGTTGTCGGGTTCCCGAACTACCCGGAACAGAACGATCTGGAAAGCACGTTCACCGGCTACAAGCTGCTCGGTCCGTACACCGCAGAAACCACGCTCATCATCAATGCTGGCGCGGCTTCGGTGGAGTATCAGATCGGCGTCGCTCCGGTGGTGTTCGGTTCGAACTACCAAGGCACTCCCACCACGCAGAACTCGGCCGCAACGCTGACGACTGCAAAGGTGATGTCTGGCATCATCACCACCACTCAGGCAACCGGCGCGACCATCGCCGTGCTGCTGCCGAACGGTGCTGACATGGAACTGGCTGCCCAGTTCGATGTGGGTGATTTCTTCGACTGGGTTCTTGTCAACCTTTCGACTGGCGCCAACACCGTGACGATCACCAACGCTGCGTCTGGCAACAACATCAACGGCGCCGCCATCGTTGCCGTGAGCACCAGCGCTCAGTTCCGCACCTACAAGACGGCGGCCAACACCTTCGCCACCTATCGCATCTGATACTGAAGGCGATCAAGTGCATCGCGGGCGGTAAGGGTTGGGAGTTCCCGGCCGCCGCCCGCGTTTTCACATCTGGAGCACATCATGCCACTGACCAAGGGTTACTCGAAAGCCAGCGTGTCGAAGAACATCTCCAAGGAGATGAAGGCCGGCATGCCGCAAAAGCAGGCCGTGGCCGTGGCATTGAACACCGCACGCACCGCTGCCAAGAAGGCTGGCAAGCCGAGCAAGGGCCCTGGCCCAGCGCCGAAGCGGGGCATGAAATGAAGATGCCTGCTGGGCTGTACGCCAACATCGCCGCTAAACGCGAGCGCATCGAGCGCCAGAAGGCAGCGGGCAAGACGCCTGAGCGCATGCGCAAGCCTGGCGCGAAGGGCGCGCCGACAGCAGAGGCCTTCCGCGAATCAGCCAAGACGGCCAAGAAGAAATGACCACGCAGCAGTTCCCCGCGCTTGTCTTCCGCAGCCCAGGCCCGCATCGGCACTCGTCTGGCGGTGCGTATCGCTTCGCCCAGGTGAACGATGCCGCCGAGCTGGCCGAGATGCTGGCGCAGGGCTACCACGCCAACGTCCGTGCCGCTATCGTGGCGTGCGGCGAGCGTGCGTTCAAGCACGGCCTGACCAGCATGCAGATGCGCAAGGTGCCTGTCTCGAAGCTGCTGGCACGCCTGCAGGCCAAGATGGCAGATGACGTCATCCCGGTCGCAGAGCCTGCCGAGCCAGAGACCGCCGCTGTTCCTGCCGACGACGCGCCGCCGAATCGAGAAGAGATGCTGCAGCAGGCACAAATCCTCGGCATCAAGGCTGACAAGCGCTGGTCTGATGCTACGCTGATGGCCAAGATCAACGAAGCCATGAACCCGATCTGACGGAGCAACAGATGGGATACACCAAGCGGCAGTTCATCCTGGCGGCCTTCGAGGAGATCGGCCTGGCGTCCTACACGTTCGACCTGCAGCCCGAGCAGCTGGAGTCTGCGCGCAGGCGCCTGGACGCCATGATCGCCGACTGGAACGGCAAGGGCATCCGCCTGGGCTATCCCATCCCGTCAAGCCCGCAGGACGGCAGCATCGACGAAGAGACCAACGTGCCGGATTCGGCCTACGAGGCGATCATCTGCAGTCTGGGCATCCGCCTGGCGCCGAGCTATGGCAAGCAGGTCATGCCGATGACGATGGCCACCGCCA